CGAAGCAGATCAACACAGATGCTACTGTGTTTAGTATGGTCGTTAGTGCGGTGCCAGAACCCTCAAAGCATGTGGGGAACAATATCTTGAAAAATTGTTCATGGTCTTGGGGGTTTCGGCACAATATTGGTTGCCGGCATTGTTGCAAATAAAAGAAAGCCGACTCAGGATCTAGTTGATATAACATCCTGAAGACTAAAGAGAATATTAGTGGACCATTCGACGAATCACAACTACTAATATCTACATTAGCATAACCAATACCACAGGGGAGATTCCAAGCAATAACACTATCGTCAGAGAAACAACCAAATACTATCGTATCGGGAGTTTGCTCTATTGATATCATGTGTTTAAACAAAGCTTCAATCTCTGTTGTCTTAGGGCACGTGAACGTATAACAATCAACTGTAGTGGATCGTCCACCTATATTATAAGTGCGTGTTATCCGGCCCTGTAACCGTTTCTTAACTATACCTATTAACGCTGGATCTAGAAATGATGATGTATCTCCGTATGATACAAAAATCCTTGACGGCTTCTCAGGATTAGCTTTATCAATCTCATCCTTCAAATAGGCAGTCGGTTGACACAACCCTGTCTTCGGTGCATACCGCACTCCTTCTAACACTCGAAGTCGTTGTTGCCTCTTGGGTCCCTCTAAATTAGCATAAGTCTCACGATTAATATAATCTGAGTATAATTTAGCATATATAGACCAAGCGCCATCGACTAAATTAGTGGCAGCTGTGTTAGCAAAGTCTGCCACTCTTCCGGGGATCCACCTACTGGTATCGTAAATCAACTGACCAATAGCATCCATAACTGGCATGTCCTTGAGTGGATGGCCACTTCTCCGCTCGAAAAAGCTGTGACCAAGGAGTGCCGCATGACCCTCGCAATACGGCAATTTAGATATGTAAAAAGAATCAGTTTGTCTACGCGTGTCTCTATTATCTGACAAGTGGTGCTCGTAGTATGGCTCCATCGTGACTCCCAGTAAAGATGTTACATTACTCGGCAAATCACCATGAACCTCTGCTACGTCGATCATCCAAGCTTGCTGATTTCTCCACAACTCGACTTCATTATCCCGAGCTCCTAGCAGCCGCTTCTGTATAGCGTCTAAATAGGACTGCGTATCGTATATATCAGATCTATCCCAACAACACGGTATTAAATCCATACCTACTGAAACATAATTCTTAGATAACTCAGCTCCTGCAATTGAATACTTACCATCATAGGAAAATCCTACAACATCCTGCAACATTTGTTGAGTTCCTAACTCTATACTCCTCTTATTCTCCCCAGAACCTAAGACTATGGTAATACCTGATTTTGTCTCAAATTTGTAACTCTGCTTACCTGCTACGATAACACGTGGTAGGTGACGTGCAGTACAATTTACTTTCAGGAAAGTGTCAGTCTGCTCTATACTATAATTACCGTACCATGCCGTTTTAAAGACATGGTGCGGATTCATCATAGGATCGCGATTCCCTAATAAATCTATGGATTGCTTCTTAGCTACCCAAGTGAGTATGAAATACTCAACTGTGCTCCTAAATAAGACTTCCATCTCCATATAAGCGTCATGCCCTAATAAATTACAAGCTTCAGAGAAAGCTTTCATGACGTAATTTCGGATCGCGCACTCAGTACTCTCCTTGTAATCAGGCTGTTGCCAATGTCTTTGCAACAACTTCAGTAAAGGTAATAAAACATAATGCTCACTTCTGTCGATATGTTTAATTTCCGAACTCCAATGTTTATATGAAAAAGCTGGTAACTTACATATTATCACGTGCGCTGGTAAAGGAAGTTGATGTAACGATGTCTCATCATTCATGTAATGAAAACCATCCTTAGACACCAACCAAGCACCTACAGTACCTGGCCACGTGACTACTTCATCACCTTGAGGACTAACGGCTATCTGAAAACCATTTGACCCATTTGATCTGACGAAGCATACCACACCATTGAAATTGAAACCTACCACATGTTTCTTTACTACCTTCACAACCTCCGCTTCCCCCAAAGCCGCATCAACTTCAGCGGCTTTTTCTGTTACTTCCACATCCTTCTCTCTTCTTTTCTCAGCCTCAGCAACCCGCCGGGCTGCATTGTCTGGATTCTTATGAGAAGTATCCTGTGATTTGTGGTTCTGAGCATTTATTGCCTCTTTATGGTTGCGTTTGTTGGTGTCATTCACCAGCTTCTTGTCCACACTCTTATTGTCTTTCTTTACGTCATCTTCATTTGTATGTTCACCATGTGAACCGTTGAGTGAAGACCTAAATAAGTAGAAAGAATGAGAGTCACAACCACTGATGTCCAAACTAACGCTAATACCGGACAAAATACCACCATACGCAGGGTCTTGATGTAAAAGCAAAATATTGTTGAACCGCCTGCACAACGGGTGGCGAAACAACTGACTAAAGGAGCTATCACAAGCTCCACATAACCTGTAACACAGGCAATCGGACGAGCATCTAAATACTCGCGGAACATCACAGGTGTCCCTACCTAGTGTGTGCTCACTAGATGCCTCACTACTGTGAGGACTTTGAAGGAGAAAATCAAAAAGAGCTTGCATCATAATTAAATTCATAATGCAAACCTCCTTTTGACCTTCTCTAAATTAATAGAGAAATCAAGCCAAAAGCGCCAGCTCCGAAGATCTCATACTTTCGTATGTCCGTTACGTGTCCCATTCCACCGGACTAGCTACGACTGACATCAAGTCGTAAATGCTGAAGATCATCTGCCGACAGGTTTGCGGTAATGTCTACAAAAAATCGGGTTATTATTTGGATTTACAGCTCCACACCACCCTAGGGGGATAACTATATGGCTATCTCACAGCTTATCCTACTGAAAGGAAAGTATCTTGGTCTCACGTGGTATCGCCAGAATCCCCTTCTGACCCAACCGTTCAACGCGAGATGGTACACGGTCCCCATCCATCCATCACTTTTACCACCAACTGCTTCTGGTGGTGATCAAAAATCGGTGATGAACTGCATAATCTTCCCACTGTGAAACCTCAACACTGTGATGGGCACACACCTCCGGTGTAGTGTCCATTAATATAACTAACCATGTACGAACAAAATATGTAATAAAACGAACAAAATAACACAAACATAAAACATACAATTAATTTAGATAGCCATGCAGAGGAGCGCACCCTCTGGCTGATACTGAGATCAAATCTGGTGCTCAGCAACACCAGGATCTGTTAATTAACCAATAACAAAATGGAGAGTTCACCTCCACGCCAAAATGAAAGAGTGTGGTTGTCGGGCT